GTACCTTTTACAAGATGAGCAGGGTGCTGAGGCTTATAACCAGCAAATGACTAATATTACTCGTGCACTTAAGCGGCTGGCTATGAAGTCTAAAATTCCTATTGTGGCTACTACACAGGTGCTTAACTGGAAGATGCGTAAGGGTCAAGTTACCGCAGACGCTATTGGTTACTCTTCTTCATTCCATCAAGATGCTGACGTTATTTTTGGTCTACAGCGTGAGGATGAGACGGTTGACGATACTCGTACTCTCAAAGTTATTGCGAACCGTAACGGAGGCTTTCACGAGGTGCCTCTTATGTGGGATTGGGACACTGGCTTGTTTCGCGAGATTGATGAAAGTGACCTATGACCGTAGATGAGATGAAAGATACGTTAACTCGTTTAGGTATCGAGTATTACTCCGAACGCGGTGACGAGATTCAAGCCGCATGCCCAGCGCATAAAGATAGAACAGGCCATGAAGACCGTAATCCATCATTTTATATAAATGCCGATAGCGGGGCTTTTATATGTTTTTCTTGTCAATGGAAGGGCAACGTCTACACTCTTGTTAACTATATACACGGAGATGTAGACGCTAACACTTGGTTAAATAGTGGCGGTGGTTTATCCCTACGTGTGCGCAGATTAACTAAAGAAGTTCCTAATATCCAAGAGCAGACTCATATAACTGAATCTATGCTTAGCGCTTTTACAGAACCGCCATTAACTGTTTTAAAAGGTAGAGGGTTAACGCTTACCGCGGCTAAACAGTTTAATTTATTATGGGACGCTAGGCATATGAATTGGATTATTCCTATTCGCGAGGTGGTTACTAATAAGTTACTAGGGTGGCAGGAGAAGGGCCATGACCGTAGGTATTTTAGAAACTACCCAACTGGCATTCAAAAAAGCCAAGCTTTATTTGGGTACGACCAGTATAAGTCAGGGGACATGATTGTTGTAGAGTCACCTTTAGATGTAGTGCGGTTAGCTTCTTTAGGTATCACAGGTGGGGTTGCTACTTATGGTGCATTGGTATCTAGCGCCCAATTTAATTTAATACGTGGCGGCGCTAGGGTCGTATTTGCTATGGACAACGACGAGGCTGGTAAAACCTCTACTCTTAAATTATACAATTTATGTAAAGAGATGGAAAAAGAAGCATGGTTTTTTAACTATAATCATTTAGATATTAAAGATATTGGCGGAATGAGCCTTGACGAGATACAATACGGGCTAGATAACGCTAAACACATTGCACAAGGACTAAAGGCGGTCGTATGATTATTGGATTATCGGGATATGCACAATCAGGTAAAGACACCGTAGCTAATATTCTTGTAGATCAATATGGATTTACACGAGTGGCTTTTGCTGACAAGATTCGTGAGTTCTTGTATGAATCTGGACCTGATTATTTAAAATGCCTTGTTGATGAAGTAGGTTGGGAAAACGCTAAACAACATAAAAAAGTACGAGAGATGCTTCAAAATACAGGCGTTGGGGCTCGTAAAGTATTTGGAGATGACTTTTGGGTTTATCAAGCTATGGGTTCTATAGCTTCCGCACACTCCAACATTGTAGTAACTGACGTTAGGTTTTTAAATGAAGCTAACATTATAAAAGAAAACGGTGGGCAAATTTGGCGTATTAAACGGTTTGGAGTAGACGCCGTGAACGCCCACGTATCTGAAACTGAAATGGATGATTACAAAGTAAATCAAATCTTTGTAAACAACGGAACTCTTGATGATTTATCTGCTCTTGTTAGATCTCGCATGGCGGGTTTGCTTGTATGACCTTTACGGGAACCCTTCTCCCTTATCAACCTGAGGCAGTAGCTAAAATGTGCGAGCGCGCTAGTATGCTTGTTGCCTATGACCTTGGTTTAGGGAAAACCGTTATTACTATAGCCGCATTAGAGCAGTTAATGGATGAGAACAAAATAACAGAACCAGGGCTTATAATTTGTCTATCTTCATTGAAATATCAATGGGCTAATCAGATTGAGAAATTCACAGATGGTACTTCAAACGCTTTGGTTATTGATGGAACGCCAAAGAAAAGAACAGAGCAGTATGAACTTGCAAAAGATTGGCGAAACTCAGGGGTCGACTACATCATACTTAATTATGAGCAAGTTGTTAACGACTGGGAGCACATCAAAAACCTCCCAAGAGGATTTGTCGTATTAGACGAAGCTACAGCTATTAAGTCTTTTCGTTCTAAACGTTCTAAAACAGTTAAGCGTTTAATCTACACCCCTTATCGTTTTGCTCTTACAGGCACACCCATTGAAAATGGTAAACCAGAAGAGCTTTACTCTATTATGCAATTTGTAGATCCAACTGTATTAGGTCGTTTTGACATTTTTGATTCTGCTTTTATTGTTCGTAACAACTGGGGCGGGGTGCAACACTACCGAAACTTGTCTACTCTTCATGTTAAAATGAAAGAAGCGTCAGTCCGTAAAGCTCAAAAAGATCCAGATGTTGCTCCTTATCTTCCAGATACTATTCACCAAGACCCCATTAAAATCACATTAGATAGAAAGACTTCTAAACTCTACAGCCGTATTGCTTTGGATCTTATAGAGGACTTAGATGAAGCTCAAAGTTTATTTGGTTCTACTTTTAATATACTTACACATTATGGGCAAGAGGGATCTAAAGGCGGCCCAGAGGATGAGATGCGTGGCAAGATAATGTCTAAGATTGGCGCGCTTAAAATGCTCTGTTCACACCCAGACCTTTTGATAACCAGTGCTCAAAAGTTTAATCAAATGAACGGCTTAGGTTCAGCTTATATATCTGAGTTAGTAGATAGTGGGGCTTTAGAAGGAGTAACTTCTTCGCCTAAACTTGACTATTTAATACAATATATAAAAGACTTTCTAGAGCAAGATGAAGCTAATAAAGTAGTTATATTTGCTACCTATGTAGATATGCTAGACAAGATTGCTGAAGCTTTAGGGCCAGAGCAATGCCGTTTGTATTCAGGTAAACTAAATGCTAAAACTAAAGAGGAGAACAAAATTGCATTCAATACTGATGTTTCTGTTAGGGTTCTTATCAGCTCTGATGCTGGGGGCTATGGTGTGGACTTACCAGCAGCTAACCTACTGGTCAACTATGACCTACCTTGGAGTTCAGGCACCGCTGTTCAAAGAAATGGAAGAATAAAACGTGCCTCTTCTACATGGCCTTCTATTGTAATAACTGACATCCTTGTAAACGGTAGCATTGAGCAGAGACAGTGGGAAGCGCTTCAACAAAAGAATGCTTTAGCAAGCGCAGTCATTGACGGTGAGGGTATTGATGAAAACGGTGGAATTAACATGAATGTAGGCAGTCTTAAGCAGTTTTTGAGTGCGGCTATCATATAAAATTATAGGATGCCTAACGCACCTAAGACCCCTACGCGCACCATACGCGTCTCTGACGACCTATGGAAGGCCGCTCAGAAAAAAGCTGCCCTAGAGGGTGTCAGTATTACCAGCGTCATTATTAAAGCTCTAGAGGAGTATTTGACAAAGGAATAGAGCGGTACTAGATTCTGCTTTATACCAGGGGAGAATATATGGATATCGCATCTACAGTACGTCAATACCTAAGCCTTAAAGATGAGGCTGCTTTACTTACTAATCGCACCGAACAACTAAAAGAACAACTTCTTGCTGCAGTCGAACAAGAAGAGCCAGACGATAGAGGCCATAAAAAACTAATAGTTGAAGACAAAATTAAAGGTGAAGTTACTCTTACAAAACAACGCAAAGTATCTAAAACTTTAGATATGAATATCGCAGAGGACATACTTACCGCTAAAGGTATTAAAGATAAATGTCTTAAAATGGTTCCTGTATTAGATGAGTCTGCAATTATGTCTTCTTTTTATGAAGGTCTTCTTACAGAAGAAGATATTGATGCCATGTTCCCTGCTAAAGTTATTTATGCTTTTTTGGTAAAATGACAGAAGATTTAATAGATTCAATGTTTAGTGACGTTGACCAATACTACCCAGGTAGTAAGCGTAAACGTAAGCCAATAGTGGCTAAGAAGCCCGAGGTAGAGCCTGACCTTAATTGGGATGCAAAGCCTATAAAGAAAGCATTACCCAACGGCAGAGACCTTGAAATGTTTACTATTGGCGCACTAGCAGCCGCGTTAGGTAGGCCTGTAATAACCATACGTGCATGGATTAAAGAGGGCTACCTACCAGTTGCACCTTATAGACTTCCTGCAACAAAGGATGTCAACGGTAAGGACCACCAAGGGCGCAGGTTATACTCGCGCACAATGGTAGAAAGAGTTGTAGAGATACTAAAAGCCGCTGGACTTCTTGAAGTAAAGCGTATAGAATGGTCCCTACATCGAAAGGTCAGCAATGACATAGCCGAGGCATGGACGCAAATCCGTGCAGATGAAACCAAACAATAACAACAATATATAAAGGATGATACAAATATGTCGGTAAATAGAACAGACGAATACCTGCCAGAGCAAGATGAATTTGCTATGACAGAAGCTCCAATCACAGCGCGCCCAGTGCAGACCACAAGTTCTGCAGTAGCATCAGGTTGGGAAGCCGCTAATAAAACAACAACAGGAATGTACCCAACTGATTTTAAGTTTGGCGATGCTCCTCAAATCATTAAATTCATTGACCCTAACGGACCATTTGCCGTTTATCGTCAACATTTCTTGTCACAAAAGACAAGCGGTCAACGCTCTTACATTTCATTGGGTGCAAACGACCCACTATGTGTAAAGCTTGGCAGTAAGCCAGAGCTTAAGCGCGCATTTAGCATTATCAATTTGAGTGCAGTAGGTGGCCCACGTCGTGAGCGCCTTATTGCGTCCCCTCGGTTGTACGATGCGCTACACGCAGCAGAGTTTTCACCTCAAGGCCCACTAACTAAGAACTACTGGGCTATCTCACGTTCAGGAAAGATGCAGACAACTATGTATCACTTGAACGCAGTTAAGTCTCGTGACCTCGTAGAAGATTGGGGCATGACAGACATTGAGGCTATTGAAAAGTCAATCGTTGACATTCAGCCGTTTACAAGCGCTGACTTAAAAGAACCAACTTGGGAAGAATTAGAGGCCGTAGCAGCTTCGCTTAATCCTGCATTCTAACCAAACAACTAGAACGCTAAAAGGTCAGGTGCTACCATCCCCTGCATCTGGCCTTTTAGCTTTATATTGGGGATAACATTTGAATATTATTACAACTAAAGAGCAACTTAATGAAATGGTTACTTATTATTTAAGTCAAGACGCATTTGCTTTTGACGTAGAGACAGTAGGAACTCACCGCGGAACGCCTGCGGTTAACGAGGTGCTGTGGATATCTTTTGCTACTCATGGTCGTGGAGATGTAGTTCCTATGGGACATCCTAATGGCGATTTTGTAGAATTAATTAGACCACTTACTGGTGTGGGTCAAAAACGAATAGATGCTGGTCTTGCTATTAGAGATACCGATTATTCCGCAGATGATAAAAAAGCTACTAAAGTCTTTACCCCAGGACCAGAGCAATTGTTTCCAGCAGAGGTTTTTGAGGCTATTAAGCCTTTAATGTTTCACCCAACTATTCTTAAGATTGGTCACAACTTAGGTTTTGATTTAAGTTCTGTTGCTAAGTACTATAACAATACTCCGCCTTCTCAACCATATTTTGATACGTTGATGGCTTCTTTTTTATATGACAATAAGAACCGCGGAAAGCTTGGCCTTGATGACTGTTTACAACGTGAGTTTGGGTTCAGCATGCAAAAAGGTATTGGGCATAAAGTTGAAAACTATTCTTTTGATGAAGTCGCAAAGTATGCCTACCTTGATGCTAAATACACATTTTTACTATGGAAAGTACTTGTAGGTAAATTAGAAGAGTCAGATGTTGTTCGCGTTATGAAGCTTGAAATGGATGTCCTTGAGGTCTTGTGCCATATGAAACTAGAAGGCACTTATATTGATACCGAGTCTTTACAAGAGCTCAATATAACTTTAGATAAAGAGATTGAGGTTGCTAAGACTCACGCTTATAGCGTTGTAGGACAAGTGTTTAACATGAACTCTAACAGTGAGAAGCAGTACCTTCTTTACGGTCCAAAAGAAGAAGGATGCCGCGGCTTAAAGGTAAGCCAGTTAACAGGGTCTGGTCAAAAGCGTGCTATTGAAAAAGGAGTCGACGCGCTTACCCATAAAGATTATTCTATTAATTCAGCCGCGCTCGAAGAGCTTAGGTCTAAAGATGAGTTTGTAGATGCTTTATTAACTTATGCAGATCTTAACAAGATGCAGACTACTTATGTAGTTCCTTATCTTGGCGGTGATGTAGTAAAAACTGTTAATGGTAAGTCTAAGATTGAAACCCGTGAGAGTATGTTGGTCAACGGTAAACTGTACGCAGATTTTATTCAATGGGGTGCTGAGACAGGTCGGTTTTCTAGTCGTAACCCTAACTTGCAAAACATCCCTGCTCCTGAAGATCCTGATAAAGTTCCGGAAGATAAACAGTATGGCCGTATGATTCGTAACTTATTTATTGCCCCAGAGGGTCACAAATTAGTTGTAGCTGATTACTCACAAATTGAGCCTCGCGTCATTGCCGCTATGTCTAAAGACCCTATTATGGTGGACAACTACCTTAACGGTGGGGATATCTATACAACCGTAGGTAATACTATGGGGGTAAACAGAAAAGCAGGTAAGGTGCTTGTTCTCGCTATGGCCTATGGCGTAGGTCCAGATAAGATTTCAAGTCAGATTGGTTGCTCTGTTCCAGAGGCTAAAGCGTTGTTAAATGCGTTTGCTGATAAGTTCCCTTCTATATCTAAGTACAAACAGACAGTAGTTGGGGTGTCTCGCAAAAAAGGGTACGTAACAACCATCATGGGCCGCCGCCGCTATCTACCTGATATTAACTCCAAGGTGATGAAGTTTAGGGCTAGTTCTGAGCGTCAAGCGTTCAACACGCGTATTCAAGGCAGTGCGGCGGACATCATTAAACTTGCTATGATTAGGGCCTACGAGCGGCTACCAAAGGAGGCTAAGTTGATTCTTACAGTGCACGATGAATTGGTTACGCTAGCTCCAGACGCATTTGTAGATGAAACTATTGAGGCCATTCGTGAATCTATGGAAGGTATTGATTTACTTCCAATCCCATTAATAGCGGATATTAAAGTTGTGCAACGTTGGGGAGAGGCAAAATAATGGGATTTTTTCGTCGTAATAGGAAACCTGAATATGAAATTCAACATCACGATGTTCCGCTTAGTACTATGGTTCGCTGGTTTGTACATGACATTGGTTATGGAGAAGACCGCATTGACAGCTTAATAGGGTTAAGCCCTATTAGTGACGAGGGCGTTACTAAAGAACTTGAAGATAGTGATAATCGCCTTTTAGTATTAAGGTCTATTACGCCATTTATTGAAACTATGGCGGAGATAGCTTCTAATACTTTGTCTACTATTGCAGTAAAAGCTGCAGATGAGCAAGGTCAAGAGCTAGCTGCTGATGACGATTCTATAGAGTTACTTAATACTCTTTATTATTCTATAGCGATGTCTTCAATCATTGGCGCTTTTTCAATTGCATCTGCTTTAGGTATTATTGAGATAACAGCAATAGCATCTGAAAACAAAGATATAGAAGGGTTATTCTATGAGTAACGCAGACTGGTGGTCCCGTAAAATAGGAGCACCCGAAGCTCGTCCAGTTATGCCACAGGTTCCTTTGGCACAACCCCAACCTGCTACATACGTACAGCCTCAACAACCGCAATACCCGCCTAGTCAACAAGTGCGCCCTACCGCTGAACGGTGCCCTGGATGCGGTAGCGGTAACTATGGTGGCGCTACTCCTGAGTCTCGTAAACGGTGTTATGATTGCGGTTACCCAATTCAACAATCAGGAAGTGGCGTAGGTCAAGGCATTGTTGGTCAAGGTGGACAAGCTTCTGGCCCTGCTCAACCAGCAAGACAAATACAATCAGGCGGATTTAATCCACAAACGATCATTGGACATATTTAATGAAGATTAGCGGCAACCTTGCAAAACTTATAGTAAACCTTAATAAGAAGATGGGCGATGACACCATTGTTTTAGGGTCAGATATTACAGAATCAGGTAAACGGTTTACCTCAGGTTCCGTATCTTTAGACGTAGCTCTTGGTGGCGGTTGGCCAGCTAACCAATGGCACGAACTTATTGGTGAATCAAGCAACGGTAAAACTGCACTTGCTCTTAAAACTATTGCCGCTAATCAAGCGTCTAATCCTGAGTTTACCGCTGTATGGGTTGCTGCAGAAGAATGGGTTCCTGAGTACGCCGCTATGTGTGGTGTGGACCCTTCTCGTTTATTAGTTATTTCTACTAACATTATGGAGGAGGCTTATGAAGCCGTCATTCAAATTACAGAGTCTCGTGAAATTGATTGTATTGTTATTGATAGTCTCCCTGCCCTCGTTCCTAGCGCGGAAGATGAAAAAGACATGGATGAGTTCACCGTCGGAAAAGGCGCCCTCTTAACCAACAAGTTCTTTCGCAAGGTAGGGAAGGCTTCTAAGAGGTCCCTCACGCGCCCTGAGCGCCCTTTTCTAGGACTTATTGTGAACCAATGGCGGTCTAAGATTGGTGTCATGTACGGCGATCCTCGCACTACTCCAGGGGGTATGGGCAAAGACTATTCATACTTTACTCGTGTAGATGTGCGCCGTGATGAGTGGATTGAGTCTGGCACAGGGCAAGAAAAACGTTTTGTAGGCCAAACTATTAAGTTTAGAGTTATTAAGAATAAATCGGCTGCTCCAAAGCAGGTAGCGTCTGTTGATTTTTACTTTTCTGACGGGGGTACTATTTCAGCAGGAGAGTTTGACTTTGCTAAAGAAGTCTTAGCCATTGGTATTGTTAATAAAGTTATTACTCGCGCAGGTGCTTACTACCGCTACGGCGATAGACAATGGCAGGGCGCAGATGCTATGCTTAGCTCAATACGAGAAGAGATTGAGCTTAAGGAAGACCTTGAACGTGCAGTACTAGCCTCGATTAAAGCGGGGTCTAAGAACGTAAATGAAGAGTAAAGGTCAACGGGAATCTCAAAAGCATGAGGCACGGTTAGCCAAAAAGTTTGACGGGCAGCGCAGCGCTGCTAGTGGGGCTTTTTGGAGTCGTAAAGGTGATGTGCGTTCACGAGATATGCTTATAGAGCATAAGTGGACAGGCAAAGCTTCTTTTACTCTCAAAGCCGCAATTCTAGAAAAGATTGTTACAGAAGCAATACTAGATAGTCGTATGCCCGTACTAGGTATAAGCCTAAACGACAACAACTACATATTACTTACTGAAGATGACTTTGAGGAAATGCGCCAAACACTTCAGGAGTGCCCTTGTACGAAGACACATATCATGATGAAGGCTGGCGATACGACGCCAAATGCCGAGGAATGGACACCGAACTCTGGTATCCCCCAAGAGACAAAACCAAATACAAATCAATAGCCGACATTTCTAAATCCGTTTGCTACGGCAAAGATGGATTACCAGAATGTCCTGTGCGAAAAGAATGTTTATTATATTCAAACAAAATGGATGAGCAACACGGTATTTGGGGTGGCATGAGCCACCGAGAAAGAAACTCGCTTAAGCGTAAAGCTATTAAGCAGGGTATGACGCTTGAGGAATGGATAAATAGATGATAGGTTGCAGTCATGAGTTACAAACCAAGCGGGGCGCTAAAGAAGTTTATCGACGTGGCTAAAAAAGACACGCGTGTATTAGGTTCAGTAGAACGTTATTTACTATCACGTCCTAAAGACAAATCAAGACGCACAGATATGTTGCACCCTTCCGATATGGTTGGTAAAGATTGGTGTTACCGTGCTTCGTACTTTCATTTACTTGGTTACTCGCCTGAATCAACTAGGACTTCTAGTTTACGTTTAGAGACTGTATTTCAAGAAGGCCACGACATTCATCATAAATGGCAAACTTGGTTTAAAGACATGGGTGTTCTTCAAGGTAAATGGTGGTGCGAAGAATGCGGAGAGCTGTTTTGGGGCATGCCAGACTGCCACGACGGTCCGTTACATTACAGAGAAGTGCCTTTCTTTAATGAGGAGTACCGCATTACCGGCCATGCTGATGGTTGGCTTATTGGATTGAACGACCCGCTTATGTTAGAGATTAAATCTGTCGGTGAGGGTACTTTGCGTTGGGAAGCGCCTGACCTATTTGCCGATAACGGTTATGATTTTAATAAAACATGGAAAGGCCTTACTGCACCATTTAAAAAACACATTGATCAAGTTCAAATGTATATGAAACTGGCTGAACTACAAGGGTATGAAAACGTACCTAATGAGGCTGTTATTATCTATGAGGCTAAGCCTAATCAAGAAAGCAAAGAGTTTGTAATACCTAAAAGCGACTGGGGTATCACTCACCTATTTGAAGCTGCTAAGATGATTGTAGAAGCGGTGGCTAAAAAGACGCCGCCAACATGTAATATCGGTATAGACGGATGCGCGAGGTGCAAACATTATGTCAGTTGATTTAATCGTTTCAGGAGTCAGTGATTCAATAATTAAAGTATTAGAGTCCCAAGGGCTTCCTATCAGACGTAGCTTAAACATCGACGTGCCCTCGTTTCCTATAGATATTACTGCTGTAGACGATAAAGTACTTATGGAGCTAGCCCGCGCTTATATGGAAAACTATAACTTCCTTATTACTCAGGTAGCCTGTGCAGAACTAGCAGTTACCGAAACGGAAAATATGTATGATCAAGAAGAAGCAAAGCTTTTACTTGTAAAGTCTTCAGACCCAAAGCTTAAAGCTACAACCATCAAAGCCATGATCCTTACGGACTCAAATATGCAGGATATGTTTCAAGGGTTAATGCAAGCCAAGGCTTATCATAAGCTTCTTAAAACCATGCAGGACAATCTTGAGCGGTATTACCAGCTTACAAGCCGTGAGCTAACGCGACGTACGTCCTCTATGAAGTCTAGGTTTTAATGAAAGTATTTCAAAAAGGCGTTGTAAACAAATCAAATCCTGTTTACTTAGGCATTGATCAGTCTTACAGCGGTTTTGCAATAGTAGCCTTCCAAAATGGAAACTATTATTGCGAGGTGTATAAGTCAGACAAACGCGGCATAGACAGGTTAGCTGACATACAAGCGCATGTGATGAACTGGCTACATGAGTTTGATAAAGTAAAAGACGTTGCTATGGAGGGCTATGCTTTTGGCTCCCAAATGGCTAATATGCTGGGAGAGCTTGGGGGTATGGTTAAGCTAACCCTTCATTCTTTTGGTGTGTACCCGCTTATAGTCCCGCCCACTAACCTTAAGAAGTACGTAACCGGTAAGGGCAACGGCATATCCAAAAGCCAAATGCTGTTACATGTGTATAAGAAATGGGATGCAGAGTTTACAGACGACAACGCGGCTGACGCTTACGCACTTGCGCATTTGGTCTCTGGCTCGTATAATTTGGCTTATGAAAAAGAAGTATTTGAAAAGCTTCAAGACCCAAAGTTTAGGGAGAGATAATGGATAATGAATTATTAAAACTTGGTAAACTTAAATTAGAAGAATTACGCAAAGCTAAAGAAGATGTTAAACGTTTAGAGGCGGAATATCGTAAGGTTTGTATTTGCAATGAACCTATTAAAGGCGTTCAGTTTCCTGTTAACACGAACCAATATCAAAAAATATACAAAACTTGTGAATACCATACCTATAGAACTTATAAGGCCATGAGTCATGCCGACTTATGATTTTGCATGTATAGCATGCGATGTACAAGTAGAACGTTATTTTACTTTTAATGAAGAGCATCGTGTAGAATGTGAAACTTGCGGAAATAGTATGATTAAAGTTATACCATCAATACCCTCTCACTTTAAAGGTGGGGGCTGGGGAGGACAATAATGGGAGCACGTAAGAACCAAATGAAAATCAAAGCAGCTTTAGAGTCTCGCATTGCGGGAATGCCTAAAGGTTCAGGGTTTAAAAAACCAGGGTCTATGAATAAGAAAAAGACTGGTTATAGAAAAGCGGCGGCACTTAAAAAATGAGTAATCGACAAGATAAAATACAAGCTAACATAGATAATCAACAAGCGTTTTTATCTGCTCGCCGTGAACAACAGCTTATGATGTTAGAGCAGGCATATGAGACAGGTCTTAAAATATATGAGGCTAATAAAGATAAAATGTCTCCAGAAGAAATTGAACAAGTAGAGAAAATGAAGACGGAACAGTTGGAGCTTCTTGAAAAGGTAAGAAATGAAATCCATTAGGTCTTTAAAACCTGACTACACGGGGACAATGGACTATGAGGATCAAATCCTGCATGAATGCCCCAAATGTGAAAGTACCCTTTGGCTATTAAAGGTATCTTTTGAGGACTATGAAATATCCCAGTATATGCTCCCTATGGAGTGCGCTATCTGTGGGTCATACGCCACGGCGCCTACCCCTTTAGACAGACCTAACCTTATCTAGACGTCATAATTTATACCACGGGGTTCCACACAATTCGTAAACCGAGGTATAAAATGTCAGAACCGATTAAAGATGATGAGAACGTCCTACGCGTAGGGGCGGGCTCTAACCCCCAAGCTTTGGCTTCAGCTATTGCCCACGCTATCTATGAAACTCGTACCTGTAAGGTGCGCGCTGTAGGCGCTGGGGCAGTTAATCAAGCTACAAAAGCTTTAGCAATTGCGCGTGGTTACACCGCGCCAAGAGGTATTGATATCGCCTACGTCCCTGGATTCACAACAATTCAGAGCCACGATGGGGATATTTCAGCAATAGTACTTACAGTAATCGTAATTTAAGATACAGTTATTTAAACCCTTCGGCCAAAGGAAATCATATGAACGAATCACCAAAGACCCCAAAGAACATCGCGCCTACTTCAACAGCGCCATCAAACGCTTCGGGTACAAAAACAAGCGCAGCCCCTGTAGTCAAGGGCGTACTTGTTAAGAAAAAGAACGTCGCTGCAGGCGGTCCTACTGGTACAACTGGTATGGCTAAGCATGTTAAGCAAACAGGCGGAGCGCGTTATGCAATTCGCGTTAAGTTCCAACAGACTGAAGCACCAGAAGCTGGTGCTACTCAGGCTAATGGACGTATCCTGCCAGCTGCTATTGTGCGTCAGTCACAAAGTTTTGGCGCAGGTACAGTAGACCATATGTAATTAAAAGGGCCGGTAACCCCGGTCCTTTTTAATGTGATACAGTAATCACTCGTGACTACCTGGAGACTTAAATGACTACTCTTGCTGCGTATCAAGGTGATGGTTGGGCGGTCATAGGTTGCGACTCTAGAGCCACAGACGAAGCTGGAAACATTATGGACCTTGCTACACCAAAGGTCATAGAAAATGGTCAATATTTAATTGCTGTTGCGGGATCAAGCCGAGGCGGAAACATATTACAATTTGGGTGGAAACCTCCACGTCCACCAGTATCTGACGATTTAAACACCTTAGATAAGTTTATTACTACTAAATTCATTCCAGAGATGCGTAAAGTATTTATTGAATCAGGCTTTGATATGAAAGACGACGGCGATGTAGCCATGACCGACTCAGTGTTTTTAATTGCAGTAAATGGGGTCGTCTATTGGATTAATGAAGATTACTCCTGGGATAGGGATGTTCGCGGGATTTACCATCAAGGTTCAGGGGGCATTGTTGCCGCTGCTGCTATGACAGCTTTAGGAATTGAAAAGACCAAAACCGCCGCCGCTGCAGAAAAGATAGTTTATAAGTCTGTAGACGTTGCTACCCAGTGGGATGTATATAGCCACGGCCCTATTGTTGTTAGGACTCAACACTACTAAACTACCTTGGGTTTTACTTGATTTATTCTCGTTGTGTGATAGTCTAATCTCATCGCGACTACGACGAGGAGAATCATGCTCGAGGCACTAACCAAACATTTATATAACGAAACAACAGGATGTGTTGTTGCGCAATGGATAATCAAATTAAGCATTGAAGAACAAGAGGCTTTTGCATCTATTAAAGAGAAAAGCGCAAGAGTTAAAATAGCATCTTTATATTCAGACCTTAGTAAAGAAACCGAATTACCATTTAAATTAACTGCTTTCCGTTCACATATGAGGGGCTACTGTACATGTCAAAATTAAATGCATTAGGAAAAGCATTAATTAATGCTGACCTTAACGGCGCAGAGGAAGAAATTAAACGCACTAACACGCCCCCTGAGTATAGAGCGCGTATGGATATTGGCCCTGATGGTGGTTATTTTGTTTCTACGCCTCGCACAGCAGGTGAGCTTCCTGATGCAGCAGAGATGTTTAAAGACTTTAATCTTGATCCAGAGGTATGGACAGTTATTAGTATTAGGAAAAGCCGTTGGCAGACCTTTAACGGTGATTGGCTAGAAGCTGCCCGTGTAAATGTAAAACCCGCAAGTACGTCACATGGCATGGATATAGATTACAATGCATTAGTTACAGAAGTTGTTAAATGGAAACCAGGAAAAACAGAAGCGCATACAGGCCCTTTATACGCAGTGTACGCAATAGGTGATACACAGTATGGTAAGGACGCAGGTGGGGGGACAGAAGCCACAGTGTTGCGCGTGCTTACAGGTATTGATGAAGCAGTTGCGCGCCATAAAGAGTTGTTAAAAACAGGACGCAACATAGGGACAGTTGTACTCCCACAGTTAGGTGATTGCATCGAGGGTAGTGCGTCACAACATGGCAAAGTGTTAGGGCGCAGTGACCTTGGGGTTACCCAACAGGTGCGCATAGGACGTCGTGTGTTGATGGCTTGGATTAAAGCGTTTGCGCCTTTATGTAAAGAGTTAATCATTCCAGTAGTGCCAGGAAACCATGATGAACCACACCGCATTATGATGACTGACCCAATAGATTCATGGCAAATTGAAGTGGTTGCTGCAGTGCAAGATGCGTGCGCAGAAAACCCAGCGCTTTCACATGTTAAGTTTTATTATCCAAAACCAGACCATCAAACTTTAGCACTTGACTTAGGTGGAACTATTTTAGGTTTAGCGCACGGTCATCAAGCAAAAGATATGGGTAAGTGGTTGCACGGGCAAGCTACAGGAAGAACTCCAGTAGGTTCAGCCGACGTTTTATTAACAGGTCACTTTCATCATTTCCGCGCAGACCAAATTGGCCCTCGTTTATGGATTCAAGTGCCCGCTATGGATGGCGGTAGTGCTTGGTTCCGTGACAAGAGCGGGTTGGAATCGCCTACAGGTATTGTTTCCTTGGTGGTTGGGGACGGATATGACCCACGACGAGATTTAGCAGTTTTAGCAGGAGAACACCGAGTACCATAGGCTTATGGCTACCCATCAAAATACCCAGAACCTTGGCGCTGGTGGTATGTATGGAACCAATACCGTTTACGGCGGTGGCGGTGTTCCTGTTGCGCGTTCTGAATTAGACTTTTTACGTTTAGGTGTTGGCCGTACCCCACAAGCAGAATATCCTGATGGATACCTTGGAACTATTCGCACACGTAGAGATGATAGAGGTCGTGCCTCTAGTACATCAGACACCGTGCTTAATGCATTAAAAGTGCGCGTCGGTCAACGGTCTTACCAGCGTGGTGTTCACCGCGGTGAGCGTATTGACGTACAAGATTATTACTATCCAGATGGATTAGAAAACACACGTGGCATCGCGCGCCAGATGAAAGGCAAGCGGGTAGGAAACACAGTTTTAGTACAACGTAACGTAGAGAATGCAATGGCTGCCCCTGCGCCACATCTACCAAACGATGGTAAAGCAAACATGCGTAGTACTGCACCTTTGGCATTAGACAAGCGCCGTGTTGATCAAATGGCTCGTATGAGAACGCCGTGGAAATAATATGAATCTTAATCAAGGGCAATTTCCTCCCGATAAAAATGTGCGCGAAGAGAACGTAGTAAGGGTTATTCGTCCAAAAGCTCAAGTTAACTATTCTAAAGAGAAAAACACATTGCTTCGTGGCCCGCACCATATACCCCTTAAAGGCCCTGATCGCCTATCAGGCAGAGGTAAAGCCTCAGAGGTAGCAAACATTCTTGGAGCTATTAGAGAGGCACACAGCCCTAATGACTAGACACGCAGACGGAGTATATAACCGACGCCCTTGGGTTGCCCCAACAGAGGCCGCAATGCCCCCACAGGAATACATTGGCCCTTTTGCTAGTAATCAAGAACGGTTATTAAGCCAATCATTAGCAGCATGGACTATGAGCGCGGCAGAGATCCAAGAGTACGTGCGCCCTCCGCTACCTCAAATTAAAATGTTTCCACCTCGTTTTGGATATAGCGAGCATGAAATTGGCATTGAAGACTTGGTTGACTTGCGCCGTACTTTGATGGGCACACAGCGCGTAGAATCAGATTTCAGCCAGACTCCAAATACACAAGAATCTACTAGCACTAACTCACTAGGAGGTACCATCTAATGGGACGTAGTAACGAAGACTTTCACGAAGGTAAAGACACTAAAAGAAATATGGGTCAAACCAGCGGCGATAAAAAGACTAAAAACGATAAAATTGCAGATGATTGGGGTTATGAGGGCGGGGACCAAAATGACTACTGATCCAGGTTTATATACAGATAGCACAGGTGAAAGTATGGCGGGGGCTACAGACGTTAGCCTTGAGACCCAACGCGCCCTAGAAAAAACTATGTATAACGGGGACCGCGCTTGCAAAGCCTGTGGTACACAGATAGACCCTGTACAATCGTTGATGAACCAAGATGTATGCCCTTCCTGCTCGCGCCGGAAAAAGCATTCACTAGTGAAAGGACGAATGGCATGACCGTTCGCAAAGCAATGTCAGAAAACACAGCACTTGAAATGGGCGCAACCGACGGTAAGTACCGTAAGCGTCGTCCAAATACAACAGTTGCTCCAGGCATGGGCGATCAAGACGTGGTTAAGAACCGCGCTGGTCTACACCCATACATGAATTACGGTTTCATTAACTCAGAAGAAACTGTTCAGGTTAACCCAGCAGGTAACTAATGGGAATTTTAAAATACGTACCGCGTCGCGATGGCGCACATAGAGCAGTTAAAATTGATAACAGCCTTAATGAAATGGGTTACGCTTTAGCTTCACGTTTAGGCGATAGCCCAGAACAAGCAATTAGGCGCCGCAGAGCTGCAGGAGATCCTAAAGCCGTTCCAACCGGTTCAGATGGCAAGAAATTAACTTCTAAAAAACCTAAACAAAACTAATGGGTCGTCCGCTATCGGGCAAGACCGAACCTAAAGGCCGACCTTCATTTATTGATAGATTTTCACCTGGGGGTAAATATGAACCTGTTTCAGAAGCGCAGTTTGCTAACGTAACCGCCCCTGTAGAAAATAACAACGTTAATGCTGGTTCACCAGCAGTAGCCGATGAGGACGACTCTAAATTGATTGCGGCAGCACGTGCCCAAGCAGAGGCTAAGCGCCAGCATAAAATAAAAACAGCAGCAGATATGGAAGCGGCTAGAAAGAAAGCAATAGCAGACTTAAAAGCTAACAAAAATAAGTAATACACGCTAAACTAGCGTACTCGCACACTTCGATAGGACTACAACATGGTACTTGATTTAAGCGTTTTAAAAGACAATAATGTAAACCCTAATGAGCCTATGATGCGGCTATTGGTGTGCAAAAAGTGCAAGAGTATTGAAGAAGTACCTGATTATGACGGGCCAGAAGGCGGTATCAATAGCGCCGAGTACGACCATTCGCTTCGTTTCTTTATTGACCAGCATATGGAAAAGGGTTGCAGCAAAGACCATTGGATTATGTACAACCTTCCAACTAAATATTGGATTATTCCTAAAGTTAAATCTAGTATTGAAAAACAAATACAAGAAGGCGCGCAAGGCCTTGATGTGTTTGGTACTAATTTTTATGCAACTAAAGCCAATTTCACCTCAGATGCTATGTCTTGTTGGATCAAGCACAACCAAACCAAAGATTGTAGCGACTACAAAACCCCTCGTATGATGTTAAAGCCTGATACCGCCGCCGAACGAAAAGAAGCTGGTATGGAAAAAGAAGCTAAAGGGCCAAAGGTATACCTATGCGACTTCTGCCCAATAAAGAGTATTGTGCAAGAGAAGGCCTATACTAAGAAGGGTTTATATAAGTAAGAAGCAATATACTAATCACATGGATATCTACTCATCACTAGCCGCTAAGGCTTTGCCAGTATCCATAGAGCCGTCTGAAACTTCTTATTTTAGCGCCCCAGGGGCTGGTCTAGACCCTAGATTGTTTAGAAGCAACAAGCTAGTTCCTTCTATTCGTTCTTCTATTTTACGCGTTTTATTTGACCATTTACGCACCCATTACTACAGCCCAGACAATTATGTACACGTATGGCTAGCGGGCTCGGCAATAAGTTACCAATGGTCTGCTGCTCGTAATCCAGTAGATTTAGATTGTTTAATTGGGGTTAACTATTTAATGTTTAGGCAGTCTAACCCAGAATACAAAGCATTAAGCGATAAGCAAATTGCAGATATGTTTAACACAGATTTTAGAGAAGCTTTGCACCCATTAACTAAAAACTTTATGGGCGCCTACGAACTTACTTTTTTTGTAAATGTTAGACCAGATATTCGTTCTATAAAGCCGTACGCTGCCTATTCATTAACTAATGATGATTGGACGGTTCAACCTGAATTAAAAGCGCCCCCTCGCAATAGAGCGTGGGAAGACCGAGTTGCTAAAGATACTTCTAAAACTACAGAAATCTTATCTAGATACTCAGCCGCGCTTACTTCACTGGGAAGCGCCACAACAGATACGGCACGCAGAAACGCTGAGGCTGCCCTAAAGCTTGCTGTAGAGCAAGGTGCCGCATTATTTGATGAAATCCACCACGGAAGAACATATGCATTTAGTCCAGGTGGCCAAGGTTATATGGATATGTATAACTATAGGTGGCAAGCGGGTAAATCTGCTGGTATTGTTCAAGCCTTGCGTCAATTAAAAGATGTATCTACTAAAGGGCGTAAGTCATTTGAAGAGTCAACGTACGGTATGGAACTTCCAGATACAAGTGTTCTAATAAGAAGGGCACTTGGCGCTAAACGATAATCGGAGAACTAAATCGTGGCAATATTAATGTTTGTAGACGGCGTACTGCGTAGCAGTACAGGTTCGCCTATTCGTCAAGGCTTTTCTTTATATAGAACCTTAAAAGAAAAAGACCAAGTTTTCCTTTTGTGCTCCCATAAAGTTAAAGACGACCGTTGGCTACGGGAAAATAAAATCAATTTAGTGGACGACCTTGTTGGCCCTGACCTACCTTCTACTACTGAATGGGTGGAGTGGCGCCAAGTAGAATACTGCCGTGGTAGAGGCCAGGTCGATTACGTAGTAACCTCTGACCCTAAGTTAGCAGCCAAACTATTAGAATCTGGTATTACAGCCCTTATGTTCTTACAGCCTATTTATATAAGCGAACGTTTTAGGCCAGATAGTAGAGACGGCAGACGAAGCTGGAGAGACATTACTGATGAGATTTCTCGTCAGCAAGCGCTATATGCGGGAGACCACCGTATTTAATGAAAGTCATAATGCTAGGGGCAGAAGTCCCTTCTAATCGAACTTTGCTTGAAACCACCTCAGCAAACCACGTAGGTGTGAGCTTTTGGCGTTTATTAAAACGCGGTCTTCCCGCTAAAGGTTACCTATTAAAAAACTATTTTAACGATGATTTCTATATTTATGTGTACCCAGGTATCCCTAAAGATGTAATCCTTGACCGACTAGACTTAGAGTCTTTTGCTGCCGAGTATGAAGGCTTTATTGCTAATAACATTGAACGTATTAATGTATTTAGCGAGATTGCTGGCAACGGTATTAACCAAGAGTTTATAGATGAACAACGCCGTACAGTATGGTCAGAGGTACCACCTAGCAAGTTCTTGCCCGTCTGGAGCCCTTCTACGGGCTATGAGGGGCTTCGTGACCTTGCGGACAAGTATCTTGACCTAGGGCTCCCAGGAGAGGCTTTAGAGACCGAAACTCAACTGGCTATGGTTACCCGTACCCTTAAGCGTCAGCATGGAACACGCTTTCATATACTAGGTTCCGCTAAACCAGATAACCTACGTCAAGTCGCTTTTGAAACCGTAAGCACTATGTCGTGGCTTTCTCCTATGAGAAACGGTGAGACTATAGTCTGGGATGGCACTAAACTTGTACGGTACCCAAGCCGTATGAAAGATCAAGCGCGGTCTAGATACCGCAACGTTTATATTAAAGCAGGCTTAGATGTAGACAAGATATTAGAAGATGACTCTAAAGAGGTCTGTCGATTGGCAGTCTGGTCTTACTTGCAATACGAAGCGAGGTTAAATGGAATGAATAAAGACGAGTTCTTATATGATAATAGCGGTGATTCCGATGTGGCAGGAAATGCGGAAAACTTACCTGCTGATATTGATAAGAGGGATTTAGAAGCGCGTAAAATTAACGCGCGCGAGCCTCACGAAATGGGCAATCTTCCCGTGTTTGGATACTCTTTAGACACCGTACTTGAAGAGGATGGGACCATTAAAGATGTGACCACGCTTACTTCACAAGACGTATCATTACGGGCATGCGATACCTGTTTTATTGCTTCTAATTGCCCTGCTTTTAAGCCTGCTAGTGCATGCGCTTTTAAGTTACCAGTAAGCATCAAGACTAAAGATCAACTTAAGGCTCTTATAAATGCGATCATAGAAATGCAGGGTCAAAGGGTTGCTTTTATGAGATTTGCTGAAGAAATCAATGGCGGCTATGCTGATCCCAATGTATCTCAAGAGATTGATCGGTTGTTCAAACTGATTAAAACAACTAAAGAATTAGATGACTCACGTGAGTTTATTCGCATGACTGTAGAGCGACAAGGCTCCGCTGGAGTGCTATCTTCTATCTTTGGTGAGCGGGCAAACGTCCTTAAAGAACTCCCTAATGAGGGGTTAAATGAAGACCAAACCACTAAGATAATCAAAGATTTAACGGAGAACTCTTAATATATAAGAGGTCGTAGCAGAAGCGTGGATAACCTTCCCGCTGAACTATGATAATTTAATATCTAAACTAAGTAACTCATCTAACGGAACGGGGTAAGTATGGCATTGTCATTTAATTTAGCCAGCGAATTTGTAGCAGGCTACGCGTCTAAGAAGGTTCCGTGGGGATATACGGACGCGGGCGGTAACGCGGTAGGTGAGATTACTTTCCTAAGAACTTACTCCCGTCTCAAAGAGGACGGAACTAAAGAAACCTGGCCTGAGGTATGCGAGCGCGTTATCAACGGCATGTACTCTTTACAGAAAGACCACGCTAAGTTAAATCGTCTTCCTTGGAATGACTCTAAAGCTCAGGCTTCCGCTAAGGAAGCATATGATCGCCTGTTTAACCTGAAGTGGACTCCGCCTGGACGTGGGCTTTGGGTAATGGGTACGCCCCTAGTTAATGAGCAGCGCAACTCCGCTGCGCTTCAGAACTGTTCTTTTGTATCTACTAACTCTATGACCAAGATTGACCCTGCTAAGCCTTTTGCTTTCTTAATGGAAGCCTCGATGCTTGGGGTGGGTGTTGGCTTTGACGACAAGGGTGCAGATAAAGATTTTACTATCTATGAACCTAAAGATAATTTAGACAATACTGAGGTATGGGTTGTCCCTGATACTCGTGAGGGTTGGGTGGACTCTACAACTTTGCTTATTAACTCATATCTAAAACCTGACCAACCTGCTTGGGGGTTTGATTACTCTTTAGTCCGTCCCGCTGGCGCACCTATCAAGACTTTTGGTGGAACCGCGGCTGGGCACGAACCTTTAGAGAAACTTCACAACTACATTCGTGGACTCTTTAATGGGCGCGCTGGTGAAAAACTCACTCGTAGAGATATTGCTGATATTGGTAATCTTATTGGTGTGTGCGTGGTCTCTGGTAACGTCCGACGTTCAGCAGAACTGCTTATGGGTCGCCTAGATGACCAAGACTTTCTTAACTTAAAGAACTCTGATGTATTTCCTGAGCGCAACTCTTATGACCCTAAGAATCCTGGCTGGGCTTGGATGTCTAACAACTCAGTAGAGGTTAAAGTAGGGGATGACTTCTCTGGAATTATTGACGGAATCTCTCGCAACGGTGAGCCTGGCGTAATTTGGATGGACGTAACGCGAAAGTACGGACGTTTAATTGACGCACCTAACAACAAAGACTGGAGAGCCGCGGGATACAATCCTTGCGCCGAACAGTCTCTTGAATCATTTGAGTGCTGTACTCTCGTTGAGACTTATTTAAACCGCCACGACTCTCTCGAGGACTTCAAGCGAACTCTCAAGTTTGCCTACCTTTATGCTAAGACTGTAACTCTCTTGCCTACACATTGGGAAGAGACTAACGCAATCATGCAACGTAACCGTCGTATTGGTACTTCAATATCAGGTATTGCTAACTTTGCTGACCGCGTAGGGCTACCAACTCTTCGTGAGTGGATGGACGCTGGGTACGAAACTATTACCAACCACGATAAAACATACTCAGAGTGGCTAGGCATCCGTGAGTCAATTAAGACCACAACTGTAAAGCCTTCTGGAACAGTCTCTATTCTGGCTGGAGAATCTCCCGGCGTACATTGGACCCCCGGCGGTCAATTCTTTCTTCGCGCGATCCGCTTTGGTAATGATGACCCTATGCTTCCTCTCTTTCAAGCGAGTGGCTATACCGTTGAACCTGCGAGTGAGTCGCCACAAACAACTTCTGTCGTGTTCTTCCCAATTAAATCTCTCTCTTTACGTTCAGAGAAAGACGTCTCCATATATGAAAAAGCCTCTCTTGCGGCTATGGCTCAACGTCATTGGTCAGACAACTCTGTATCAGTAACAGTCTCTTTCTCTCCTGATGAGAAGAAAGACGTTGGGACTGTGCTTCATATGTTCGACGGACAACTTAAGACAATCTCTTTCTTACCTATGCTAGAGGGCACATATCAACAAATGCCTTACACACAGATTACAGAAAAGCAGTATGAGGGATATAAACTCTCTCTCTTACCTATTGACTTTACTGACGTCTATGCGGGTATGGCTGCGGACGCTATCGGTGAGAAGTATTGCTCAACTGATTTCTGCGAAGTACCTAAGCCGTAACTCTCTTAAATTGAAAAGCCCCCTCGAATGAACAAAGAGGGGGCTTTCTGTATTTGAGAGCAGGTACGGCTCGCTAGTAACTTACCCGCAAGAATAGGGTTACTAGGTCTTGACCGCCCTTAG